ATTACTATGGCTATTCGTTAGAGATTATAACCCAAGAGTTAAATAGATTCTCAGATAATTCGGGGGGATATATCGGAAGGAATACTTGCTTGCAGGATATTATTGATGCTGAGGGTGAAAAGTGGGAAGACTTATAAACACTACGCCCATGTGCTTTCAAATCACATCACCTCACACCGTAAATGCTATGGGGTTTTGGTGGTATAAACCAATAAACAAATAGGTGATGTCTTACCATCAATTACATTATGGCAAATCATTGTTACAATGAAATTTTCTTAGAAGGAAATGAAGAGTCTATAAAAGAATTAAAAGATAGACTTACAGGTACATACGATAAGTTTAATTATTTAAACGGATGGTGTGACTATATTCTAAAGGTCAGAGATGACTTCAACTACAACTTTGATGAAGACCAACGTGATCACTACTTCTATGGTAGTAGATGGTTTGAATTTCTGGTGGACTACAATGATGATGATAATTTGCAGATTAGTGGGAGTAGTGCATGGTCACCTATGGAAAAGTTTACTGAAGAGCTATGCAAAGTATATAACCTCAAAGGTACTATTGAGTATAGCGAATCAGGGTGTGACTTTGCGGGTATTACAGAGTTTGATTCTAATGGCGAGACATCTAGACAAGAGTTTACATACTCAGAGTACGAATACAAGTATCTAGATAGAGATTACTGGATTGAAAATCAAATTGAATATCTGCAAGATGTCTCTAAAGAAGACATTGATGACTTTGTTAAAGAGGTAAGTAAGTATGCATCTGAAGAAGATGTCAATAAAGTTTTAAATTCATTAAATCAATTAAAATAAAAACAAATGGGACTAGACATGTATTTATACAAACGTACTTATGTACAAAACTGGGATCATATGGAGGATGAGGCTAAACACTCTATTACTGTAGAGGGGCCTGAAGCTTCCCATATTGATACTAAAAGGATAACTAATATTGAAGAGCAAGTTGGTTATTGGAGAAAGGCTAACTCTATTCATAAGTGGTTTGTCGACAATGTTCAAAATGGAGTTGACGAATGTCAAGAATCTATTGTATCAAAAGAGCAATTACAAGAGCTTCTAGATATCTGTAAGACTTTACAAGAAAAAATAATTCTACAAAAAGGAATTATTGAAAATGGTAAAGTGTTACAAGAGGCAAAGTTTACTCCTAATTATGAGCTAGGAGATATGGTAGTAAACGAAGAACTATGTAAAGAGTTATTGCCTACTAGTAAGGGACTTTTCTTTGGATCTACAAACTATGATCAATGGTACTTTGATGATATTAAACATACTGTAGAAGTGCTTACAGAAGTCTTACAGAATACAGATAGCTCAGGCGTATCCTATTATTATCAAGCTTCTTGGTAAAGTGCCTCTGACTTTAAGAACTAAGGTATACCTTAAATTTCTAAAAGGAGAACCTTTCCATAAGATAGCTCAAAGATATGATGTGTCTCATAGACAGATTTCATCTATAACTAGTATGCAGATAAACAATCGTTTACTACATGCTAAGATTCTTCCTAAGATAACTAACAAACAAAAGAAATACTCTCACTATGAAATACTTAGCGAGAAGCATTACCTGGAGCTTAGTTATAATGACGTAATTAAAGATTTAACACCTGAAGAATTAAAAGAATATGAAAAATCGTATAAAATACTTCCTTTCCATTATTAAAGATTCTAACTATTATTACTTATTAGCAGCAAGAAAGACTAAGTATAGTTTTATTGCACATGTTGCTTTTATATTGCATGAAATTAAATTTCACTTATTATGATTTACTTCCTAACTAATCAAAGAGAGATTGAAATAGAATCCAATTCTGACATCGTACTATCTGATAAACAAACCGCATGGGATTTTATTAATTCTCTTGATGAGATAGCAGTTGACACTGAGACTACAGGGTTTGATCCTTATAGTTGTGAGATGTTAAGTGCTCAGTTAGGTAATGAGGTACATCAAGTGGTCTTAGACTTATCTGATACTCATAATCATTACTTCTTAAAACAAGTAATAGAGCATAATAAAGATAAGGTGTTTTTATTTCAGAATGCAAAGTTTGATTTAAGATTTCTTATGGCTAAGGGGATATTTATTGACAGAGTATATGATACGTTCTTAGCAGAACAAGTCTTATACAATGGCATTAAAGATCACCGTAAAGGTTTAGATGCCCTAGCTATGAGATATCTTAATGAGAGCTTAGATAAATCTATACGAGGAGATATCCATAAACATGGCCTTACTTATGAAGTAATTAAGTATGCTGCTGATGACGTAAGGGTATTACCTGGTATAAAAGCCAAGCAAAGAGAAAGAGCTTTAGAAAAAGAATTAGGTAAAGCTATCTCTTTGGAGAATTTATTTGTAGTAGCGCTAGCCTATACAGAAATGTGTGGCATTAAAATTAACCTAGAGGATTGGGAGAAGAAGTGTAAAGAGGATGATGCTGTTATGCATAGTTATATATCTAAACTAGATGAATGGATTTTATCTAGGAAAGATGAGTATCCTGAGTATATTGAGAATCAATTAGATTTATTTTCTGATGAATTAAGGACTAAGATTAATTGGAATAGTCAAAAACAATTGATCCCTATCTTTAAGAATCTAGGATTAAATCTAGAGGTAAAGGATAAAGTCACTGGGAAACTAAAAGATTCTATAGAAGATTCTGTTATTAGAACCCAGAAAGATAAATCTGACTTAGTAAAAATATACTTAGACTATACTAAATCCTCTAAGGTTGTTTCTACTTATGGCAGAAACTTCATTAATAATGTTAGTGAGGTTACTGGTAGAGTACATACTTCTTTTAAACAAATACTTAAGACAGGTAGAATAAGTAGTTCTCCTAATATTCAAAATATTCCAGCAGTCCCTGAAGATTCTGAAAGGACTAAGGAACTATATGAAAGGGAATGTTTTACGCCTGAAGAAGGTAATGTGTTTATTGATAGTGATTACTCTTCACAGGAGTCTGTCATACTTGCTAACTTTTCTATGGAGCCTAAGCTTATAGAGTTTTATAACTCTGGAGCTTCTGATCTTCATTCTTTTGTTGCTAAAGCTTTATATCCTCAAGAGATAGGAGATACTCCTACGGAAGATATCAAGAAGAAGTTTAAGACTCTTAGACAGAATGCTAAGGCTGCAAACTTTGCTCTTGCTTATGGTGGCACTGGAGATACTATTGCCAAAAACCTTGGAGTTTCTAAGGATGTAGGATCTTCTGTAGAGAAAGCATTTTTTGATGCATTTCCTGCATTAAAGAACTATTTCGATAACCGTAAAGCAGAGTCTCTTTCTAAAGGTTATATTTTAGTAAGTAAAGTTAGTGGTAGAAAAGTATTTATAAATGAATTTGATGAGTTTATACAGCTAACTAATGAAGTAGATAGAAAAGAGTTTTGGGATTATTACAGAGAACAGAAAAATAATAATGGGCCTCACTTTGAGGATCTCAAATCAAAAGTCTCTAAGTTTTTCAAGACAAAAGGATCTATAGAACGAGAAAGTATGAACTTTCCTATTCAAGGTTGTGCTGGTGAGCAAACTAAACTAGCTACCGCTATGCTTTACAAGGTAATCAAAGACAGAGGGTTATTATTCACAGTTAAGATTGTTAATTTAATACATGACGAGATTCTTCTAGAGTGTCCTAAGGATATGGCAGAAGAGTTTGCAGATATTCTTAAAAAATGTATGGAAGATGCAGGCGCTGTGTATTGTAAGACAGTAAAACTACACGCGACTCCTATGATTAGTAATCAATGGATTCATTAAATAATAATTAAAATGAAATATGATCAAACTAAGCTCAAAAGAGCGCTCTATGATAAGCTAAAAGATTTTGATTGGTTTTATGAGGATAAAGATCCTTTAGCTATGAGTCACGAAGATGTTCTTCATAAATTCAGAGAAAGTCAGATATGGCATCTTATGAAGAGTTTTCCTAACAGAGTAGAAGCTGCTAGAATTTACTATCTGGAATGCCCTAAAAATGTATACAATCAACAATATCTAGAAAATAAACTAGGTATTCAATTGTATGGCAATAAATGGATGTACCATGCAAGCTAAAGCACAGAAACAAAAGATTGCTTTAAATGCAAGTAAGGATAATCCTTTTTTATTCTTAGAGTGGTTTACTGGATTAGGTAAATCAAAAGCAGCATTAGATATTATGGAGTATCATAAAGATGCAAAGTGGGTAGTGGTTTGTAAAGAACTAAATCACATGATTACCTGGAAAGATGAGGCAGATAAGTGGAAAGTAGATTTCACAGATGTCACTCTTATATCTTATGATTCACTTCATAAACTTCCGCAGGATGAGTCACTTAATCTAATTTTAGATGAGGCACACGCATTAACTCCTACAAGGGTTAAGAAGCTAAAAGCCTTAAAGATTAATAGAATATTGGCTTTGACTGCAACCATGCCTTGGACTAAGAAATCACTTTTATATTCTTTAGGGAATTTTAAAGTGTATTCTATTCCTATGTCTAAGGCAATAGAAGATGGCATCTTACCAGAGCCAACTATTTATCAAATTAAAGTAAACCTATCTCGTAAGGCAAGAGCCTCATACGATAAGATGTCAAGCAAGATTGATTATTGTATGCTCAATGATAATGTAGATACTGCTAAAATACTAGGAGCGCAGCGTAAGAGATTATTAGCTGCTGCAAAAACAGGGTACGTTAGACAATATCTTGATTACGATAAAAGGTTTGTATGTTTTACAGGGTCTATAGAACAATGTAATTTAATAGGAGGAGAGAATGCAATTCACTCTAGTAAATCTAATAGAGTAGAGGTCATAACTAAGTTTAATGACTTAGAGATAGATCATTTATTCGCTGTCAATATGCTTAGAGAATCTATGAATCTTAGGAATATAGAGGTGGGCTATATTGTGCAGTTAGATAACCAAGAGAAAAGCACTATCCAAATGTTAGGTAGAAGTTTTAGATCCAAAAATCCAACTATGTATGTCTTTATCGCGAAAAAAACGGTCGACGAGAGATACGCGGAAAATGCGTTCTCCCAGATCCCAAAGAAGTTCATTAAAGTTATTGACGCCCATGTACCAAGATAGTTTAGCGGATGCAATTTCTTTTTATGGTAACCAGGAAAGTGGTGATTATGAAAGTTAAGTACAAAAGATTAACTATAAGGCAATTAATTCACAACTGGATTAATAGAAAAATGGGAATTGAAGAAATAGGGTATCATGTATCTGAGTGTAGTCTAGAAATGAAGGGCATAAACTGGAGAAGTAGTTATGATTGGGACACTGGTATTTATTATTGTATTTATCATTGTCATTTATCTAGAGGTAATTTAAATATTTACTTCGATGCATTAGTCAGATGCAATGCTACTTATGCCTTTAATGGAGGAGGACGAGATATCGAATATACTCCTACTGAGTATGGAGTTGCTGAGGTTAACTTTATTGATAACAATAAAGAAAATACTTGGAGTATTCCTATAATCCCTAAACTTCAAAAACAGGTAGAATTTCTTATGAATAATACTAAAAATCCGCCCAAAATTTCTTAAATTTGTGTACCCCTCAAGGAAAAGCAGACTTAAGTTATTAGGGGAAACATTCTAACAATTTATGAAAATTTTAATAGATCTTAAAAAGGATTTACATCCTATTGGGCAACTTATCCTCCATCTTTTACACAATTCCCAGTATGAAGAGATAGAAAAACATTTCCAAAACACTTACCCTCAATACATTAGAGGACTAATCAAAATGAAATATATCTTAAATACTGACGATGACTCTATAGAGCTTTCTAAGTTGGTTCTAAATAAATCTAAACTAAAGACTATTCTAGGAGAAGTAGAATCTTCTTCTACATGGATAGATTCTTATAGAGAATTATTTAGAGGCAAAAAGACAGGAGCTATGGGCACTAAGAGTGCGTGTATCAAGAAGATGGATAAGTTTATAAAAGAGTTTGGTTATAGTAAAGAAATAATTTTAAATGCAACAGAGAGGTATATTGCTACTAGTAGAGATTATGCCTATCTACAGCAGGCAGATTACTTCATTTACAAAAACGAATCTTTTATGGGCTCTTCTGTAGAGAACTCTAAGTTGGCTACTTATTGCGAAGAGATAGAAATGCTAGATAATAACCAAATAACAGACGGAGCATGGAATATCCAGAGCATTTAAATACGCCTTTGTGGGACCAATTAGAGGCCCAAATAAACTTAGGTATGCAAGGGAAGAATAAAGGGCTTCCTATGGGCTTTAAAAAGCTTTCTAACTATATTTCTAATATCCAACCAGGAAGATATGACTTAATAGGTGGAGCTACTGGTACAGGTAAAACTGCACTAGTAGATTCTGCTTATATGTATAACCCTATTAAGTATATTACACAGGAAAAAGAAACTGATTTTAGTATCAAGATTCTATATTATAGTATAGAGATTACTCCCCTACAGAAAATAGCCAAGATGGTGTGTAGGAAGTTATTTGAAGACTATAGTATATTAGTTGACTCTGAGAGTTTATTTTCTAGGGGCAATAGATCTTTGCTAGATAAAGATATTGCTAAGAAAGTATTTGCTACTAGAGATTACTTTGAGAAGATGCTATCTGATCATGTTATCTTTTACTCTGCAGCTTCTCCTGATTATGTGTGGATGACTGTTAAGGATTATGTAGAGAAGAATGGCACAATTGTGCGCAACTCTAATAAAATGATACAAGAGTACATTCCTCATAAGCCTAATGAGATTGTCTTAGTTATCATTGATCACATATCTTTAATAGATAAGAACTCAAAAGATTCTAATAAGAAGGAGGCTATAGATAGGTTGAGTAAGATGCTGGTGCAATTTAGAAATCTATTCAACATAAGCCCAGTAGTAGTATCTCAATTTAATAGAGGTATAGAAGGTATGGATAGAAAAAGATTAGATTCTTTAGAACCGCAACTAAGTGACTTCAAAGACACTGGTGCTACTCAAGAGGATGCTAATACTTCTATTGCTTTATTTAACCCTTTTAGATATGGGATAGAAAAACATAATGGTTACGATATCAAAAGACTAAATAGACATTATAGATCACTAAGTATCTTAAAGAATAGAGATGGTCAAGATAATCTAGCATTAAGTTTATTTTTTATGGGGGCAAATGGATTATTTCGTGAGTTACCTCCCTCACAAGATTTTATAAATAATCCTGAACTGTATAACAAAATTTTAAAATACTCAAATGGCAATTAAAATTGGTATTATGGGTGCTCCAAATACTGGTAAATCATATTCCAGAAGTTTTTTGGAGAATCCTGAGGAGGTAGTTATTTTGGCATCATCTGCTAAGGCTACTTACTTAAAAGATAATAAAGGTAAGCCCTTACAAAAGCTGCCTTCTATGGCAGAAATGAAGGAACTTGTACAAAACAAAGAACATATTTCTGGCAACTGGGCAATAATGCCTGATATTAGGAGTGTAGAGTCTAATTTAAAGGTGATAAGTAATTATATGCCTCACATTAAGACTGTTATTATTCCTGATTTTACGCATTATATTAGTAAGATACTAGCTAGTGATTCTTTTATGAAAGCTAATTCTGGAGGTGGTGCATTTGCTAGATTCTGGGACTTAGCTGCTTCTAGTTTGAATGCTTTTTTCTTGGCATCAGATAGCCTAAGAGATGACCTTATTATTGTATTAGAGTTTCATGCAGAATACAATGATACAGAAGAGGTGTTCCAAATATTTGTTCCAGGTGGTAAGATGCTTTCAGAGAAATTTAAGCCTGAGAGTTATTTTGACATTATGTTATGTACTTATATCCAAAAAGACGAAGCTGGCAATATCAATCCTGATAGTTATAAATTTATAACAAGGAAATACAGTCATTACAATGCCAGGTCTATGGAGATTCTTAAGGACACACTTATTCCCAATAATTTACAAACTGTAATAACTGCAGTTAGGGAATATTTTCACATTTAATTTTTAATTTTTAATTTTTACTATGGGTAATTTAATTATCGGTATCCCTACCAATAAAAGGGAAATGACTTCTGATGAATATGAAGGAAGAAGTGCAGTTGTACTAAAAGCAACTGAAGAAGGAAAGAGAAGTAAGATAGGATTTACAGCTGCATTGTGCGCTGACTTACAACTTTCTGAGAATAATGTAGAGCTAAATGTAGCTGTGGATATGGGGGAAAATGGTATCAATGATATCTATTTTGTGCCTACTGTAGGTAAGAAACTTAGTAATAGAATAGGGCGTCAGCTAAGAACTATTGCAGATAAGAAGATTTACAACTACATAACACAGGAGTATCTAAATCTTGGTGAGACTGTATCTGAAGATGTGGTTCTAGATGTAGAAATAATTACAACTATGAGTCCATATTCTTGGGCAGTTCGACTTATTACTCCAAACCAAGAGAAGTCTCCAGTAATTGAGGAGGCAATTGTAGAAGAAGAAACCTCTTTGCCTTCTTGGGCTAGCGAAGAGCCAATAGATTCTACTGATATAGAGGTAGATTCAAATGAGGAGTTAGCTCCTTGGTAATTAACACATTTAATTTTTTAATATTATAAATATGAGTATTGATTTAAACAGCAATGAATTTGATAATGGAAGTAATTCTGTTAGTATTTTTAATGGAGGTAATGCGGGTGTTTGCAGTAATTGTACAATAACCACTTTAGCAAAAGATCCAAATGAGACTAGAAGACTACCAAATTGGAAGTTAATTGCTACTGATGAAAGTGGAGCATCCACTGATTTGTCTTTTTATTATGTAGATGATCCCTCGAATATGTATTATGAGGCTAATCTAAAAAAGCAAGGTAAGATTCTTAAGCATCTTGTTAAAACTATTGCAGGGCCAGATGTAAAGATTCCTATCTTTAATTCTAACGAAGAGATGCTAGATAAGTGTATGGAGCTAATTACAAACAAGGCAAAGGGTAAGACCTTTTCTGTGTTTGCAAATTATGGTACTGTAGGAAGTAAGCAAGTTAGTGGGTATATAAAGATTCGCTCTTTTGTCCCAATGGTTTCTTCTAATAGTAACTCAGACACTTTGCAGGAAACTCCATATGATACTATGCAGAGACCTCAGGCTGATGCTGCCTCAAGTAATGGAACTGTTGAAGCTACAGGCAGTACCTTGAAAGAGGACGATTGGATTTAAACTCCATCATATATGATGAAAGATTAACTAAAGAGTCTATACTAAAATTTATATCTGAATTAGATATATATAGTTTTTATATAGGCAAAGAAGTTCTTTCATTAAAACCTATAAATAGTCCGTTAAGGAGGGATAATATTCCCTCCTTTTCGGTCTTTTATGCTTCTAAGTCTGGTAAGTATTTATTTAAAGACTTTGGCAATGGTATGTCAGGAGATTGTTTTACGCTGGTACAGATTATGTATGGGCTTTCTTACAATGGAGCTTTAGAAAGAATAGCTATTGACTTTGGGATAACTACTAGTAGCATATCGCCTAGTATTAAGCCTATAAGTAAAGTAAGTATTCAGAAATTAAGTAACAAAGAGAAAGTTAACTTACAGATTAAAAGCAAACGTCCTTCTTTAAAAGATAAAGATTTTTGGAGCCAATTTGGTATAACACCTCAGGTTCTTAGTAAGTACCTGGTTAAGGTAGTGGATTTAATATTTATTAATAATAATATTATTAATCCTAAAACTAACTGTTATGCCTACTTGGAATTTAAAGATGATACCCCGACCTATAAAATATACCAACCTTTTAGTAAGGAGTATAAGTTTATGAATAATAATGATTATTCTGTGTGGGAGGGATGGACGCAAATGCCTAGTACTGGAGATTTACTTATAATCACTTCATCTAGAAAAGATGTAATGAGTATAGTAAGTACTACAGACTATCCAGCAGTAGCACTACAATCAGAAAGCGTATTACCCAAGAAGCAAGTTATAGAAGAATTAAAGTCTAGGTTTAAAGACATATATATATTATATGACAATGACTTTAATAGTAACGAAAACAATGGCAGAAAGTACGGTGCTAATCTTGCAAATGCATTTAATTGTATTCAAATAGAAATACCTTCTGAATATGAGAGTAAAGACTACTCAGATTTAGTAAGAAATCATGGGCAACACTTAGCCAAGAATTTATTAGAAAGTTTAATAAAAACAAACACGGCATGCACCCGACATTAGAAATTAACCTGCCTAAGTTTCCTACTCACGCCCAGATATCTAAGAATAAGTGGGTAAAAATATCAGGTAATACTTTTTATTCAGGAACACATTACATTATTAGAAATAAAGTCTTTAGAGTTATGCATGATTATATAGATCATTACATGCCTAAAGACATCATATTTACTAGAATAGAAACAGAGATGATATTTAAAGCCCCTATTAATTACGGGACTGTGAGAAGGACTAAAACTAAAGGGATATCTTGGAATCCCCCTAAGGATGATTATGTACCCAATTGGGACATAGATAATTTAGCGTGGCCTTGGACAAAGGCCATTTTTGATACAATTATATCTAACAATATTGTGCCAGATGATAACATTAAATATGTAATAGGGAACTCCTATAAATATGAAGAATGTGATTCTATGGACGATAGAAATATTAACTTAAAAATTAAAGCATATGGGATGGACTAAACGGTATATAGAACTTATAGATGCAGGGATAGAAGAATCTACTGCAATAACTGTTATACAAAATTTAAGAAAAAAACATGAAGAATTATCGAGAAATGCCAGGAGTCAATCAAAGTCTTCTGAAGAAATTAATTAAAGGGCCCTTTTTTACTGAATCAGATCCAAGTAGTGATCATTTTATACTAGGTACTCTTACAGAAGACTTATATAATGGTAAAGCAGAAAAGTATAAAGCTGTTACCTTTCCTCCTAAAACTACTAATCTAGGTAAGTTTATTGGGGCTATATGGCAGTTTGCCTTAGACTATGATAGAATGCCAGACTCTTCTGAGAGAGCATCTATTTATGATGTTATTGGAATTAAAAAGCCTGCATTTTCTGAAATGGACGCTAAGGCAGAAGATTTCTTTGGGGCTAATGGTAACCTAGATCCTACAAAACATATTGTTGTTAGCGAGGATATTATGGGTAAAGCTACTGCTATGGTAGATAAACTTATATCTGATTACTATGTCAAAGAATTACTATCTAGTAACTCTGAAAAGACTGTACAAACCTCTGCGGTATTAGATGCTGAGTATGAGGGGCGTATAAAATGTAAGGGGGAATTAGATTATTTGATTATAGATAATGCTAATAAGACTGTACAAATTGTAGATCTTAAAACTACGAGTAGTTATAACTATTCTTTTAACTCCTCTTTTTGGTCTTTTAGATATGATATACAAGGCGCATTTTATTATTTCTTAGTAGAGTCTATGCTTGCCCATTCTTTTTATGAAGGATATACGCAACTTAACCCTGTGTTTGTAGCTGTAGATCCTTGGACGCCTCATCCTTTAATATTTAAAATGTCTAATGATACTTTAGATAAAGGTAAAAATGGTTATAAAGATCATTATGGTAACTATCAACCAGGATGGGTTAAATTGATAGAGCTTTATGAATTTTATGAAAGTAATGGTTATGAATATCCTAGAGAAACTGTAGAATCTGAGGGAGTAATTATGATATAATATGATGAAGTTTACATATACAAGTTTATTTGTATTTCCTTTACTAGGGATACCTAAGAATTTATTTTCAATATCAAAGTATTCTAAAGGGAAATATATAGGAACTAGATTTGTTAATGCATATCTGCATCATGAAGGAATAGATACTCCTATCAACTCTATCTGTGTTGTCTACTCTAACTTTATGGATAAAGATCAGGCTGCTTTTCAGGATACCCTAGAGGCATACGATAATTTTCGATTTACTTATGATTTGTTGAAGGGTTATATGTGTGTTAGTGTGTTTTCTATTCCTGAAGATCAACTAGAAGCCTATAATTTATTTCTAGAGGGTCAGTATAGCAAATACCCTAACAGGAGTAAGTCATTGTGCTATGATTATGTACCTGGAGATATAGACCTTATGGTTCCTTTTCTTCAGAGTATATTTTTGAAAGAGTCTCCTAGAAGAGAAAAGCTAGAGCGTGATCTTAAAGTAACTCTAAGTGATGATGCAGAACTATGGAGTATATATGATCCCGAAAAAGAATCTATTAATCCTTTTAATATTAAAAAGTTAAAATCAAAAATAATTGAATATGCAGAATTATGGCCAAGACAAGTTCGTCCCCATGAATTTTTGGACGAAATTAATGTCCCCGAAATGGGCAAGAGTTCTACAGAATTTATTGAATGATAAAAGTACAAATGACCTAATCTCTACGATTGGTAGTTATTATAAAACAAAAGATTTATGCCCTAATCAAAAAGATGTGTTTAGGGCATTTAAAGAAGTTGATTATTCTAACTTAAAAGTTGTAATAATAGGTCAAGATCCTTATCATGATGGTAAATCTGCCTGTGGGTTAGCTTTTGCTAATTCTATGGATAAACAAGGAGTAAGTCCTTCTTTAAAACGAATACTAAATGAGACTCCTAATAAAGGTTACTTTACAGATAAAGATTTATCTAGCTGGACGTCTCAAGGAGTACTACTATTAAATACAGCATTGACTGTAGAAAAAGGAAAACCAGGATCTCATGTGGATCTCTGGAAGAATTTTACGAAGAAAACAATAACATCAATATCAAATTCTACTTCAGGATTAATTTTTATGCTATGGGGAGCTCATGCTCAATCATATAAAAGCTGTATAGATGAAAATTTGCATTATATACTAGAAGCTGAACACCCTGTAGCAGGAGCATATCAAGGAAGGTCTTGGCAATCTAATGATTGTTTTGATAAAGCCAACGATATACTCTTAAAAAATAATGGAGTAGACTTTATAATAAACTGGTAAATGGAAATACAAAAAATAACAGACGCAGAGGTAGAATCTTCTGACGCGTTTGAATCTTTAGACTTTAAATTTAATGAAGACGCAATGTCTTTAATGTTTAAGTCTTTCACAGACTCATTATATTCTAATAAGATAGGGTCTATTGTTAGGGAGATTGTTTCTAATGCAGCAGATGCTAATCAAGAAAATAACTCTGTTAAGCCTGTAGAGATACACCTAGAGACGTTAATAACAGATTCTTTAGAACTTACTGTTAAGGATTATGGCAAGGGTTTATCTCCTGCCTTAATTAAAGATACCTATACTCAATATTTTGCATCAACTAAACGAGGTACTAATGAGCAAATAGGAGGTTGGGGTATTGGAGCTAAGACTCCTTTGAGTTATGCTAAGAGTTTTTATCTGATTACACATCATGGAAACAAGAAATATAAATACTTAGTAAGTAGGGGTGAAAATGCTCCTCAGATTAATTTAATATTTACTGAAGACAGTACAGACATAGGTACATCAGTAGTAATAAATTTTAAGAAAGACGACCTAGTTACTTTAAATCAAGAACTGCAAAGTCAACTAAAGTATTTTGATAATATAAATTATTATGGTTGTTCTATAGATAATAACTATAAGCTATACTATTTTAATAATTTTATTGTAAAACCTGGTAATACTAAATTAGAGCTTTCTTTAGGTAGGGTGCGCTATCCTATTATGGATTCTGTAATAGATGATTCTATGTCTGATATACAGGATCTTAAAGGTAAGCTTAGTCATTTACATTCTAGTAATATCCAAGGGTTACCTATAGCATTAAAATTTGATATAGGAGAGTTAGATGTTACTTTAAGTAGAGAGCAACTAGAATATACTGATAAGACTAAATCAGCTATAAGAACTAGAATACAAGATGCTATTGAGGAAATTAATGATTTAGTTGCAGTTAATGATAAGACTTATAATAATCTAGAAAGTTTCTTTGAGGAAAATACTCAAGATGTGTCTGAAGGTAACTATATTAAGTTAGAAGACGATACTTATTTTTCTCTTTCTGACAGGGGATCAACTTCTAGATACAGTTCATATCGTGTACCTGTTTTTAAGAGTCCTAAAGTAATTATAAAGTCTCTTAGCACTGATGACCGTTCTTTTCTAGCATCAGATTTACATAGTATAGGCTACTATCTTAACTTTACTCAGCGTACAGTTAGTTATGGGAAACCTACTTCTGTAAAAAAATCAGTAAATACCTTATATCGTTTAGCAAGTAAATCTATACTTAATTTTATTGATAGCTTAGAGGATAATAAAATGATATTATTAGACGAAAAGTTTAATAGAAATAAACTTTTGTACTTAGCTAATAATGGTCTCTCAAAAAATGATAGTACTTATGATAAAACAGAGTATACAATAAATTGCGCAGAATTTAATTTTAAAGATGAGTCAGATACGGACAAACAGTCTAAAGTAGTTAAAGAGGTATATGCTTTTTTAAATAAAAAGTTAACTGTTTCAAGTAATATAGAAGTTCCAGAGAATTGGTTAACTAAGTATAAGGAGATTAACACTAATACAAAAAAAGCTGTAGATAATACTAAAATTAATCTTATTTCTGTAAGCGGGGGTGCTTTTAGAACTAAACTAAGTTTAGAAGACCTTAGAAGTAAAAAGGGAATGATAATATATGGCACTCAAGATAATAGATCTGCTTTAGATAGCGCTAATCGTATATTGACTAGAGAAGAAAAGCACTATGCACTATACGTTTGTTCTATAGATAATTTACATTACTTTGATAATAATCCTAGATTTATTTATATAGAAGATATTAATAATTACTTGCAAAAAAAGTTTATTAATATATGTGTTATAGATAGAATTGATACTCTAAGAAGATGTAGTAATGCATTTAGTTTTTATAAATTTCACTTTAGCAATAGTGTAAGTAATTTAAGTAAAAAAGTAGATATACTAGATGAATTTTACAAGAGTAAAAGCCACTACATTGGAGCAAAGTATTTTATGGGAATAGAGCTTGACGATATAAACATAGAAGAGTATGAATGTATCTTTATCCATAAGAACCAAGCTTATGATATTATCCAGGTCTTAAAAAGCGCAGAAGCGGAACTAGAAGAGGTGTATTCCTTATTATATCCAACTAACAAAATGTTATATAAATCTTTTAATAATAAAAAACAATGAATAACACTATTATAGCACATAGAGCAGATGACTCTATTTCTTTATTTATTAATGGCGAACACTTTTCTCATGTATATGACAGCATAGAAGATGCACGAGAAGAGTTTAAGTACATTATGTCTGTTAAGGCAGACCCTACAGATGAATCTGTAGCAGAGTTAACCCATAGGTTTTCTCCTAAATATAAACAACAAGTAATAGATTTACTTGAGAAGAATAAAAATGGAGATTACTTTATTAAAGGTGTTAACTACCCGTTACCTACTGCTCTAATGATTAGAATTAAAGATCAACTAGAAGAGGGGTTACCTGTACATAACTTGGTAAACTTCTTTAAGTGGCTTTGTCTTAATCCTGATGAGCATGTTAGAGAGTCTTTGTTTCGTTTTATGGAAACTTTTAATATGCCTATTACTGATATGGGTTACTTTATTGGTTATAAAAGCGTAGCGTGGGCAGGCCAGAAAGAAAAAGTATTTGCGGAGACAATCTGCCATGCTTACATTTCTAAGAAAGCTAACAATGAAGATCCTAAAGATGTATTGATTTATCAAAACATTACTATACTAGAAGACGGCAGTATAGACCCTGTAGTGGATTCTTACTTTACTTTGGACAGTTCTACTGTAGATGACGTTTCAGAGCATTTAAAAGAGCTGTATGTAACTACAAATAGGGTTGAGGTGTCTCCTTACGAGTATGCTTTACTCAGTGAAGAGGATAGAGACAATCTTATTGAAGAAGATGGTTGCTATTATAAGGAGGAAGAAGTAGATCTTACTCCTAATTATCTAGGTAATGCAGAAGAGTTATTTCCTAAAGTAAATGAGTTATTTAACAAAGACGAGAATGATTTTACTGATTGGCATACTAGAAAGTCTTCTATTAAATTAGGTACTCCTAGTCAACTAGATAGAGATAAGTGTGACAATGACGAAACTGTTAGTTGTTCTAGCGGGCTACATGTGGGCGCTCCTGGATATGTTTCTAAGTTTGGAGGTAGTGAAAGTGTTATACTAGCTTGCCTAGTAAACCCTATGAATGTAGTAGCAGTTCCTTTTGATTATGAATGGCAAAAGCTAAGATGCTGTGAGTATCTTCCTTATGCTATTTGTGAATTTAAGGAGGGTAAAATTTCAGAGATTGAAACTAAATACTTTGAAGATGACTACTCTGAGATTCAATTAGAGGAACTTAACAGTAAACTTAAGGACTTACCTGCTGAAGAGGATCAAGATCAAGTATCTATTCTTGAGGACAGGATTGTGCTTTGTAATAAATAAAAGAAAGGGGGAGTTACGTCCCCCTCTTTTTTATCTTTGTTTCCCTTTTTTTAAATATCAATATGAATTATCAAGAAGCACTAAAAGCTGCCAAAGAATACTATGGCGGAGAGGAACTTGCGGCCTCTGTATTTTTAAATAAATACGCAGTTAAAAACCCAAGTGGGGAGTATGAAGAAGATACTCCTGATAAAATGCACAGAAGACTTTCTAAAGAGTTTTACTCAGAAATAAAAGAGTGTTCTATAAAAAGTAAATACTTTTCAGATGAAGAATCTGTGTATGAGTTATTTAAAGATTTTAAATATGTAGTACCTCAAGGCTCTATAATGAGCCAACTAGGACATCCGTATTCTACTGGTAGTTTAAGTAACTGTTTTGTAGTAGGAACTCCTTATGACTCTTATGCAGGTATACTACAAAAAGATCAAGAATTAGTACAGCTAATGAAACGTAGAGGTGGAGTAGGAATTGATATTTCTACATTGAGACCTGATACTACTCCTGTGAAAAATGCAGCAGGATCTTCTACAGGGGCTGTTAGTTTTATGCATAGATTCTCTAACACAACAAGAGAAGTTGCACAGAATGGCCGTAGAGGAGCATTGATGATATCTATGGATATTAATCACCCTGATGTATTAGACTTTATTAAGATTAAAAGAGACCTAACCCAAGTAACAGGTGCAAACATCTCTATTAAACTTAATGATGAGTTTATGAAAGCAGTCGAAGAGGATAAAGATTATATCTTACGATTTCCTTGTGACGCTGAAGTTCCTAACTATGTAGTTGATTACGATAAATTACTTGAAATCAATACAGATGAGGATACTGTACATATCAGAAGAATTAAAGCAAGAGAATATTGGGATGAAATAATCAAGTCTGCACATGGTGTAGCAGAACCTGGATTAATGTTTTGGGATAATATGGTTAACTATTCTCCTGATGGAGTATATCATCAGTATAGACAAGTTACTACTAATCCTTGTAGTGAGATAGCTATGCAGCCATATGATGCTTGTAGGTTAATCTGTATGAACTTATTTTCTGTAGTCGAAGAGCCTTTTACTATATACTCTGAGATTAATTATGATTTGTTATATGACATAGCATATAGAATGCAGCTATTAGCAGATACTGTAGTAGACTTAGAGGTAAATAAGATTGTAAAAATCTTAGATAAAATAGAAGAAGACCCAGAGCCAGAGGAAGTTAAATATACTGAGTTTAATCTTTGGAAAAAAGTTTTAGAGACTGCACAAAATTCTCGAAGAACAGGTACTGGCTTTACTGCATTAGGAGATATGATTGCTGCCTTAGGGTTAAAGTATGATTCTCCAGAAGCAATGAAGGTAATTGAAAAGGTTATGCGTACTAAACTTAGAGCAGAATTAAATGCATCTATAGATTTAGCTAAAGAAAATGGTCCTTTTGAAGGTTGGAACCCTTCTCTTGAGGTAGAAGCTTCAGAAGATCCTAATAGTTTTTATCATACTATTTGTACTGAGTTCCCTGTAGAGTGGGTAAGGATGTTAGAGAATGGTAGAAGAAATGTATCTTGGTCTACTGTTGCCCCTACAGGTACAGTGTCTTTAATGACTCAAACTACTTCAGGACTTGAGCCTTTATTTATGGCGTATTATATGCGACGTAAGAAAGTTAATCCTAACGATGAAGATTCACGAGTAGATTTTACAGATCAAAATGGAGATACTTGGCAAGAATTTCCAGTTTTACATCCTAAGTTTAAAGAGTGGATTACAATTAATGTAGACGAATCAACGGCTAAACCAATTGAGGACTACTCTGAGGCTGAACTTAAAGAGTTATTTGAAAAGTCTCCTTGGTATAAATCTACAGCTAATGACATTGATTGGATTCAAAGAGTAGAGATTCAAGGTCTTATACAGAAGTACATTACTCATAGTATTTCTTCTACTATTAATTTACCTAATGATGTAAAAGAAGAAGAGGTATCTGAGATTTACTTGGAGTCATGGCATAAGGGATTAAAAGGAATTACTGTTTACAGAGATGGATCTAGAAGTGGAGTGCTAGTATCTAGCGATTCTTCTCCTGAATCATTTAAGTATAGTGATGCTCCTAAACGTCCTAAGTGCCTGCCTGTAGATATTTATACTACTGTTAGTAAGGGCAAGAAGTGGAATGTAATTGTAGGACTTTATGATAGTATTCCTTATGAAGTCTTTGCCATAGAACACTTTACTAATAAAGAAAAAGGTGAGCTATGTAAAGTCAGCAGAGGGCATTATGATTTAGTACAAGGAGAAGAATTAATTTTAGAAAATATAACATCTAAGATGACCGCTGAGGAAGATGCTTTAACTAGAATGGTATCTACTGCATTAAGACATGGGGCTGATATTACTTTTATAGTAGAGCAGCTTAATAAGTCTTTTGGAGATATTACTTCTTTTGGAAAAGCAACAGCCAGAATCCTTAAAAAATATGCTGATCCTGCCTTACTAAATAAAGGAGTTACCTGCAATGAATGTGGGTCTTCTAATGTAGTATTTGAAGAGGGTTGCTATAATTGCAAGGACTGCGGGGCATCTGGGTGCTCTTAACTATGAAAACAAAAAAGAGAACTCCTACGGGAGAAGCAGAATTATTTAGAGCTATATGGGGAGAACGTCCCCATATATGCACTAATTGTAAAGTTCCCTTAGGGGAAGAGGCTAAAACATTTTTCTTTTCTCATATAAAAGGTAAAGGAGCTTATCCAGAATTAAGGCTAGACAAAGAAAATATTCAGTTACTTTGTTGGCAATGTCATACAGAATATGACCATGGCTCTAGAGAAAAATATGAGAGTAGAAAAGACATTAACCTAGGTAAAGAAGTAGTAGATGATGTTAACTATAGAGGATTCTATTTTGCCTCATGTGACATGTTAGCGAATATTGTATTGCAGATGTCGGGAGAATATTTTACCAAACAAGAAATACATCTACTTAATAAACAAAACACAAATACTCAAACTACTAAAGATTTTACTAATCAAGAATGGGAAACATTCTTAGAAGGAGTTAGCGAGTACTGGGAAAGTAAATTAAATATAAACATATTTTAAAATGGATTTTAACGAATATCAAAAGAAAGCAGTAAAAACTGCCGTGTATCATAAAGCTCACCAGATTATTTATCCTGCACTAGGACTAGGTAATGAAGCAGGTGAAGTTTTAGGAAAAGTAAAAAAGGTATTAAGAGACAACGATGGACTATTTACAGATGATCAGGTTTCTAAAATAGCTGATGAAGTAGGAGATGTTCTATGGTACATGGCAGCATTGTGTAGAGACTTAGGTGTGAACCTTGAAGACATTGCTCAAAAGAACCTAGACAAACTAGAGGATCGTAAAAATAGAAATGTTCTAAAAGGAAGTGGAGACTCAAGATAAATAAAATTGTTAAAGATTAAGAAATTAAATAAATTATGAAAAATATAATTACATCAATTAAAGAGCTAATAAAAGGAATATCTATTAAATTTTATAAGGTTAGACTAAGTGTTAAAGTAGTAAAATATGAAAAAGATATTAAGCATATAAAGTACTTTAGAATGTCTGAAAGAGACTACGGAAAAAGGTTACTTTATATAGTTACTTTAAACGATGAAAAGTATACTTACGAACATGATTATGTTTATAATATGCTAATTGATAAATATAAAAAGAAGGATTGTTGGAAAACATATAAGTATTACTCTAATACAAATAATATTCCTAAAGATGCTTTAAAGTATGTTTCCAAGATATGAAAGTAAAGGAGAAAGTAAAAAGTATTATAGATGCCCAACAAGATAAAGGTTTATCTAAGTATGGTGTTTACGTCGATGACGCTGACTTAACTGCAGAAGAGTGGATTGAACATGCCCAAGAAGAGTTAGCAGATATGCTGGTATACTTGGAGTGTCTTAAAAGAAAAATTTCAAAACGATTAATTGATATATTAGATGAGTGAGTTAATAGCAGTAGGAGGAATGAGTTTAGTAATCTTTGTATTACTAGTTGCATTTTGTGCATTACTTTATATGGTGTTTTATTATGAAGACTGAGTTATCAAAGCAACAATCAGAGCTTATTGTAATTATAGGACTAATGACAGCAATTCGTGAACTAACTCATTGCTATAAAGAAGACACTAGCTATACAAACAAGTATATATTAAATAACTCAGAAAGAGCTTTAAATCAAATGTTTAGGCATTTTGATAAGACGGAACTAAATCAAGATCCTTCTATAGATATTGTTGTAGATAAATTTATAAACTTGGCTACAGATATAAAAGAAGAGATTGAAGACATACTAGAAAATAATTAAAAGATGGAAAAATTTACTACGTTAATCAATACTCGGACTAAGGAGTACATTAATATAATTGGAAACGAAAAAGAATCTCAAGTAGTTATATCGGAAACTCCTGTATTTGTTAGTCCTGATACTGTGATTTCAGACTTAATAGTAAAGTATCCTAACCTAAATACAACTGATATTGGGATTATAGACATTACTGTAGAAAGAAAAGGCTTTAGTAAGCCAGCAGGTATTATGGATAATAAGATGGCTATCTTTAAGTTTTCTAGTAGGATGGAGGACTGTCCTCTTTGTAATACTAGGTTAGAAGAAGATGCTGCATTAGTCATGGTAGCGGGTACTTCAGAGGGCAATGTAGCTACGGGTACTCCAGTGCATGTAGATTGTCTTATTCGCCATTCTGTTTACTATAAAGAAGATAAGTTAATAGCCGCTAGGGTGAAATAAATTAACTGTATATTTGATAATTATGCCTAACTTTTTATTAGAAATAGGAATTTATCCTGGAGTATTAATCGGAGTAAGAACTTACATTGAAAAGTCATATACTCAATACGTTTTATATCTCCCTTTTATAGATATATGCCTTACAGTAGAAAATTCTAATTATTAAATTAATGTCGCCAGAAGAATACGAAGAGTACAGACTAGCTATAGGTATGTGGAGAAGTTTCTACGGAGAGTTACCTGCTACCACAGATGAAATATTTAATTTTTATAAAAAAAATATAAATAATAATTATGAAAAAGTTTAAAGTACATATGATGTATGACCCTAAAACAGGTAAGGGCTATAAGGCAAATAAACCTGCAGATCATACTCGAATGAAAGCAAAAGGATATACCCACACTAAACCTAAAACTAAAAAGTAGTTTTGTCTAAAAAGTTATCTAAGAGAACTAAGGAAAAACCTAGAGTTTTTAAAACTTTAGAGTCGCTTGAAATTCTATTAAAGGAAAAAGACAGTGACTTAAAAGAAAAGAAAGAGGGGCTTTGACCCCCCTTTTTAACCATAGATTTATTGTCCGACGTATTTACTTATCTTCTTCTGAAAAGATAAAGTAAGTGGTTCCATAAATAGGATTAAGACCTTTTTCTAGTACCATAGATTCTAAGTAACTATTCTTTATTTGGGGAGACCCTAGCTCATATAAGTTTTTAGCATATACTGAGCGTATTAATTGTTTCTCGAATCTAGTCATTCCCTTGTATTGGCCTCTTTCTAAGTCATCCCAATTAAGCATCCATTGTAAATCTGCAAATGATTCTACAACATTGATACCTGCAGCAGGAGATTTAAGTACTTCCATTAATGTAAAAGGAGACCAGAAAGCTCTTTGCTCTAGCAATACCCTTGAGGTTTGATAGGCACTGTACTGTAACCACCACATATCATCATCATCTTCTGAGGCTATTGCATTTACTGCAGCTCCTAGTATACTTAATACACTTAATGCACCAAGGTCTGCTGATACCCTTAAAATATTAATCTTTTGATAGGGCTTTAGATCTTTCCAAAATGTCTTTAACAAAGCAGGATTTCCTTGTGCGGCAGCGCGTATTGCTGAGTATAATTCTTTATCTGTAAGCAGGCTTCCAACAGTCCTGTAAGTACCTTCTTCTGTTAATCCAGTTAAAGGAGATGTATGCCTTCTGTGGAATCTATGTTCTATCCCATTAATTAACCATCCTCTGTGCATACCTGCAAAACGAGATAAAGCATTACGATTAAAGTTATTTTTATCTAAACTACCTTGTTCCCCCTTTAATCTAGGAGAAAGCTCTGCTACTATATCTCTAAATCTAAATAGATCTTTTTTATCTACTCCTGATACAACTCCGTCTTTGATTTTTATCTTATTATATAAAGAGTTGCTTCTATTAGCTTTCCATATTTCTTCAGTAGCCCCTTTTTGCGCTAGGTATTCTTCTTTCAAGTAAAGCTTGCCATCAATATATCTTAAGTTATCAGCTATTGCTATTGTTAAGGTAGCTTGGCGAGTGCCGTCTAATACTGAGTAAGGAGCATACGCCAAATCATCTAAGGTTATCCTTGCTCCTTTTGCTTTAAACCTTAATAATTCAGCCTCATTATCAAACCCAGTTCCCACATACTTCATTATAAGGGAAAGCTTATTTGTTTTAAGCCTCTTCCCTACATCATTCATAATGCCTGGTAAATTCTTTACTGCTTCTGCTTGAGAATATCCTATAGAGTCTTTTGCTATTAGCCTACCTCCTATGCGCTCTATTACCTGATCTATGTTACCTTTTATAAAACCAGATAGTGCAATCGGTAGACTAAATGCAAGATTACTTTTTTGAACAAAATTGTATAAACCCTTTAAGATTTTATCAACTTGTACTTCTTTCCCTAAAATCTTTGCAGTCATTGATTCTTCAGACTCCCCAAATAAATAAATATTTAAGAAGTTTTCTAACAGCTCATAAGTTTTAGTAGCCTCTCCAGTTATGTCTGCTTTAGTTCCTTTCTTAGTTTTAAATTCTTGCCTAGCGACTGCTCTTTGTAATGCTTCTAACTCTGAACGAGAGTTTACTGCTTCCTTGTACCCCGTAGACATTTTTGCAAACTTTATCATACTTGCAGTCAAGTCTTTACTTAGTATTTTAGGATCTATTTTATTAGTGTAGTATACAGGTATAAACTTATTTTTTATACCTCTGTAATTAGTAACCTCTGCGCCATAGGTATCATCATCTCCGTATCTTAAAACACCTTGTTTTACTTTTTCCTTCAAGCTATTGTACCTACCATCCCTTACTAACTCTGCTTTTGAAGCTCCTACTTGGGGCATCATAAACTTTTTATCTCCTGTTCTTTGTCTGAAAGGAAGATTCTCTTTATAAGTAGCCATAGTATTTATGTACTCCTTATAGTAAGCGTTATCTTTTATACTATCGTAGGTTTTGTTTAGTAGAATATCACTTAGTCCCTCTTCTGTGTTATCTATTATCTCAATTTTATACTTAGTCTTATCATTTTCTTTTTCTCCTACTTCTACAACTTTCCCAAATTTTCTAGAAGGGTAATTTTTTTCAGTATAAAAATTTACTTTGTCTCCTACTTTAAAATCTTTACTATTAGAATTAGTAATTGTAGTACCTACATAGGTTCTTTCTAAAATTTCTAGGTCTGCTTTACCTAAGTTTCTTATAGTTTTATATCCACTAGTATCATAATACTTTTTACTAAAGTTGCTCCAAACTTTGATATACTTATCAAGCATAGCCTTTTCTTCAGTGGATTGTTCAGATTCTTCTTTTTCTTTAATTAGTTCAATTTTAAGTCTAAGATCGTTGTAATCAGTAATTCCATCAGAAGCGAATGTTTTTACTAAAGACTCTAATACCTCTTCGCGGGCTTGTTGAAGTTTTCCTTGATTATACTTAGATACAACATTACCTGTAAGATTTCCTTTAGAATCTTTTTCAAACATGCTGTCAAAATCAAAACCTGCTCTTTCTGATTCTTCGTAAAGTCTTTGAAGTTTAGCCTCTACCTCTTCTCCTACACTGTTCTTTTCATTATCAATTCTTTTAAGTATTTTATAAGCCGCTAATAATAATTTATTATCGGTTTTTCTAAGACTCCTTATCTTGTTAGTGTAGCTAAGTAAATCTGTTCCAGCTTCTGCTTTTAAAATTTTTACTATATCCCCTGGTTCATAATACTCTAGTTCACTACTAAGTATTTGATCATATGCATGTAAATCTAAGTCTTTATATATATTAGATAAATTCCCTATAGACCTAGTTGCATTAGTTATAAGACTATTTAATTCAGCGAGTTCTTCTTCTGATAAATTAGTTTCTTCACTGTCTACTATTCTCTGTAGGTTAAGTCCTATTTCAGCAATCATGTCTTCGTGAGCGCTAAGAAACTTAACTCCTGTGTTAATTTTATCAATATCTAAACTACTTCCATTTGACTTCATAGACTCAGAGTCTTTACTAAACTCCTGTATCACCCCATCTAAATATTGCATGTAATTTAACAGTCCTTTTGCAGTCTGTTTATCAGCAAGGTCTTTTATTATTTCATCTCTTTTTTGCTCTAATCTTTTTCCTTGTAAATCAGTCTTAGCGCCTCTTCCTATACTTTCATTTATTACTCTAACTTGATTGTTAAGGTCTGCAATAATATCGTCTCCTAGTTTTTCTTTAAAAGCCTCAAGGCTAGCTTTCTCTAAATTAAAAAATACACTTGAAGGATTATTATATGGATCGCTAACCTCTTCTAATCGTTCCCCTGATCTTATCTTAGTGGCTAGTGCCCCCATTGTTTCTCTTACTCTACTTTGTAAGTAGAAAGAATTAGGAGTTCCAAACAGTGCAGTAATCTTATCCCATATCCTCATTATTAAAGATCTAGTGCTACTTGGAGCATCTGCAGGATCTTTGAGTAATTCGTTAGTAAGGACCTTACCTAGTATCTCTATCTTAGAATGAGCATCAGCCTCTGAGTCATCTAGTCCTAGTTCTCTTTTATATGCTTCAAAGTAGGTAGCGTAGTCTTGCTTGTATTCTTCTGTGGCTTCTATTACCTCTAGTAAAGGCGCAACTAACTCGTGGTTTAGTCCCAGCATTGCAATAGCAATGTGTCCTATTTCTTCTCCTAGTATTTCTACTTGCTCAGGAAGTGTTAAAGAAGAATCAATACCTACTATCTTATTCATAGCGTCTGCTACACCTGCTACACCCGCAGCATCGCTTTTAATTCTTCCTTGCTTTTTAAGTACGTTTACTACCTCTGATAGCCCTTCTACTCTTATGCCATTTATTTCTGCAAATTGTGTAAGAATCTCTTTAAGCTGCTCTGCCTTTTTTAAGGTCATCTTAGGGGCGTTCGCTGATTCTCTTACCCTTTCTGCTACTCTTATGCCTTGAAGCCTGCTAAGAGCTTCTTTTGTTACTCTAGTTTCATAAGCTCCTATAGTTTCATCAATACCCTTGTCTAAAGTCTCATGTGCTTTTTCATGTAGTAAGGCAAAAGTCAAGAACTCTTCAAATGATTTAAAGACATCCTCTGGTAATGCAACTGCTCTACTACCATCTGCTAAAGGCGCAGGAGTAGTCCAGGCTTTATCCTCGTACTTCTTTCTCATTTGGGCAGCTACTATCTGAATCTTCTCCCCTTTGTTTACATTACGCATTGCTACTTTAATGCCCCTAGTAGAAGGTATCTCATCTAAGAACTCTATCATAGTCCCTTCAAACTGAAGGCTATTTTTTATGTCGCTCATAGAGAGCATAGACTTTACCTGAGTCCCTGTAACATTAAAGAATAACTTAGTCTGTTCAAACTTATCAGGGAACTTTATATAGTATACAGGCCTATTTGTCTTAGGTTCTGCTTTTGTAGCTTTATGTATTTCAACTCCATCTAAGTTGTTATACTTTCTTTTTAGTGCATTTAAAGCATTAAGAGTATCTGTATATGAATTAGGGTTTTTAGTAATGTATAACCTTTTAATGCCATCTCTTCCAGTAGCAAATCTAACTGCATTATACCTTAAGGTTTTATTTCTTTGGATTAATAGTTTTTTTACATCAGCAGAGGACAACTGATCGTTTGTAGTGTTTGCAGTATTAATTATGTCAAAAGGATTTTTGACGCCTATTAAAACCTCAGCTACACTAGGAAGATCTTCTATAGACTTTTTATTTCTAGACTGCCATGCAACTATTCTATGCTCTAATACAGTAGCAGATCCATTAAAGTTTCTTAGTAGTGTTTTAAATTCTGCACTACTTTTATTTATGCATCCCTTCTTAGCCAAAATTGCAATTATTTATATAGTTTGTAATATCTTCTTGCTCTCTAGGAGATAAGTTATCCCACTCTGCTTGTTCAAAAGCTTGAGCCTGTGTAGCACTTAACTTAGTTTGTTCAGAGTATTCTTCAAAGGTAACCTTTTTAGCAACTTCAGATTTTTCTTCTGTTGGTAATTCAACAGGAGTTCCTATATCTTCTGCGGAAGGTTCAACTTCTTCAGTAATTCCTGTAGATAGTTCAAACTCACTAAGAGTCTTTTTATTACTTTGTTCTGAAGAAATAAGAGACTCAAGTGATTTTTCTGTAGGGGTATAATCTTGCCTGTAAAACTTAGTTCCCAAAGAAGATACTTCTATATAAGTTATTTCCCCGTCACTTGCCTCATCTAAAGCAAACAGCCTATCCCCTTCTTTATCTCTTTTTATTAAAAAGTCTACAGCATTTCCTTTAGTGTTTTTATAATAAGAAGGAACTTCTCCATTTACTTTTTTTATAACCAATGTCCTTTCTTCTTCTTTGGCAGCCTCGTCTGCTTTTAATAAGAAGCTGTTATCTTCTTTAAATACGTTTCTTACATAGAGAGATATAAAGTCATCGAATGGTACGTCTACATTATTTAAAAGAGATTCTAATCTTTCTTCTATACTTTCCTCAGTTCCAAATTTTTCATTAAAAGCATCAGGATGAATTAAATTCATCATACTAAAAGGACTAGGAGTATACCCTGTAGTCTTTAATGCATAAGCTAAAAGATTACGGGCAAAGCGTTCAGTCTCTTCGTTATTCATCATTGCTAGCCACTCTTCGTGGGCAAGGTTTATTTGATCTTTGCTAATTGCACTCCTATTTACCACAATTCTGTCTTCCTCTAAACTAGGATCAACCTGTTGAGTTTCTAACCTTAAGGCGCTAATCAAAGTAGGGTAAGACGCAGCATAATCTCTTTTAAATTTTATAAAGGCTTTATGGACTTCTTCCATAACTGCTTCAGTAGAAAATCTTGCTAGTCCCTCATGATTAGCTATATGATAAGTCTCAGCATGTTTAAATATGTTTGAGATAACCCTATCATTTAAAAATGCATCAGCAGGCACTGTGTCTAAAAACTTTGTTACTAGTCCTTCAAATGATTTATTAAAGTAAGGAAAGAACTTTGCGTAGGCTTCTCTTACAGGATCATGAGCATTTTCCTTATACATCTTAAGAATACCATCTTCACTAAAGAACCCTCCAGTGCCTTGTATTGAAGTAAAGTTGTCTTCTGTTACTTTCTCTACCATTTTGTTTTGGAGCATTACCCCTGCAGCACTTGTAGCAGCAGCTGAAGCATCCAACTTAGTACCTCTTATTACTGTAGAAAGATCTGCGCCAACTTCAGATAACTTAATAAAAGTATTTAAAAGTTCTTCTTTTTCTGTACTTATATTATTTTTAAATGTAAAGTCAACTTGAAGGTCACTATTAAATAAATCTTCTAAATTTAAATTAGTATATCCTCCAGAAGATTCTGATTCTTCTCCCCTGTTGTTTTGTAGTTCAGTAAGTGCTTTTTGAGCTTCTACTAAAAAGGGTTTACCCGTCAGTAAACTGGACCTATGTAACTTTCTTGCTAAAGGAGTAGAAAATAATGCAACAGTATAATCTATAGGAAGTCCTAGTCTTATAGCCGCCATGTAGGCATCTGCAGTATTTATATTTAAGTTAATAAATGCAGCTAAAGGCTCTTTAGTATTATCTACAATAGCAGTAGCAAATTCTTGTAGATTATAATCTATATTCATGTTATTGCTACTAAGAGACTTATACTCTTGTCCATTAATAGTTATAGGATCCTTAAGCTCTACTTCAGTAAACTTAGCTTTTATATTGTTTATTAAATGATTTACTAAAACTCCAATTAGGTTACCTCCTGATTGAACTCTATCATAAAACTCTAAATGAGTAAGAGGATTTGCTATATTATATTTTTTAGCTTCTTCTGCTTCTATAATTTCTCCTTTTCTTTCTATAGACATGCCAGCTAGCTCCCCTGCACTTTCAGCTTTATACTTGCTTACATTATTTTTTAGGTATGCAGTATAGGCAGCGTCCTTTAAATTTTCAAAATGTCCAGGCCCTATAGACTCTTCACCATGACTTTTTAAATTAGAAGAAATTGCATAGTATATAGAAATCAATCCATTTTCTCTTGCTTTCCTAGATTGATTTGGCCCTAGATCTACGTCAAAAGGCTCATCTACTACGACTTTATCTATTTCTTTTCGTTCTCCACCTTCATAAAGAGTAGTGTTATGAGGAGTAAAGACAAACATTTTATCAATGTCAAAGTCAAGACCTGTTCTACTAGTAATCCCTTTAGGTAAAACAATATTTCCTCCTAAGTTAGCTGGAAGGAATCCTTTGACCTCTATAGCAACTATGGAGTATTTAGATTCTGTAGGAGTACGAAATCCTACCAACTTTAATACTTCAGGATCTACCTTACTCATATCTATAGTCCCGTCTTCTTTTACAGGGAGATCTAGTAAGTCTTTTGACCAAGCGGGAAGATAGGCTTCCATTGTTAGCGTATTAGTCTTCTCATCAACTTTATACTCTAAATTATCTGATAAACCATAAGAAGTAAAGTTTACAAACTGGCCTCCTGGCAACTTTTGCTTAAATACTCTACTTTTAAATAACGCTGCTACTACAGACTCTGCTTCTTTAGATCCATAACTAGAATATAGCTTAGGTATTATTTCTTTATCAGAAACCTCTATACTATTATTTATACTATTAATAATAGCTGTAGGAGCCCCCCTGTTAGTTAATACTTTTACAATCTCTTGTCTAAGTTCTCGATAGTCCTCTTCAGAGTTATTTACTATACTTGTTAGTCCGTCACTATCTTCTTTAAGGTTAGCCTCTGTAAGTTGACTTAATAAAATTGACAAGTCAGCTCCTTTTACATTAGTTCCTCCTACATTATAGTTAGCTCCAAGAGCTATATTATTCATCATATGATTTCTCATCTGAGAACCTATTCTTGCGACATGCTCATACCAGTGTGATGGAGTGTTTTGAGCAAGTAGCATATCTTTTAGGTTAACCTCCATAATCTCGTCAACCCCAGGATTTCCTACTTTAACAGCACTTGAGAAAGCTATTAAATCTGCTTTCTCTTCATTTACATACATTTCATTGTATGCTTCTGCTAGATTACCAGCATTGCCTCCTAGAACTACTAGCTCAGGAGTAAGTACTTGTATAGAGTTTTTAAGTTGTACGGGGGACGATGTACCTATAGATATTCCCTCATCATTCTTAACTTCTCTTTCTGTAAACATAAAGGGCTTAAACCCTTTAAATAAATCTTGATTTTGTTTTGCAGTTAATGGATTTTTAAATGCAGTGCCTGGTTTCCAATTTTTGGCAGCTTTAAAATATTTATTATAAGCAACTTCTTTATCCGCATCCCACTGTTGTATGGCTTCCATATACTCCTTGTACTTAGGCATAGAAATAAAGGTCGCCCCATCTGTAGTATTATTCTCAGCTTTTTCTATAAGATCTTGTGTAATCTTGTCTTGTTTTCCTGCTTTTTGGAGAGCAGCTGTTTCTTTATCACTATTTTCTACTAAGACATCTGCTTTTACTTTAACTTTTGCAGTTATAGATTCTGCGGGAGAAGTACCTGGAGTATTCCCTTGTTTTACTCTTTT